CCGGCGTTTCGGAAGCTCGCGTCGAACGTGTTCGCCTCACCCACGGCGCCCGCGAGCCCCGGGTACGAGTAGATGCGGGCGGTCATCGTGCCGCCCGGGTTCGTCGCGCTCACCGCGGAAGCCGCATCGGGACGGACGGCGACCGTGAACGTCCCGCCGCTCGCGTACAACGGCTGCAGGATCGCGTGAACCGAGCCGGCGGCGTAGTCCTGGAAGAACGAGACGGTGATCGTCGCGTCCTTCAGGCCCTGCCCGATCTCGCGGTACCCGTTCACGCTGAACGACGTGAAGTCGATCTCCTCCGCCGCGTCCTCGATCTCCAGGCTGCTGGCGTGATCGCTGAGGGCGGTGCCGTTGATCGCGATGTACGCGTTCCTGAGGACATGCTTGGGCATTAGCTGGTTCCCCTTATCGGGTAGTTGGGCTGACCCCCCGGATGAGGGGCACCGGTACGGGGTGGCTTAGGACGTTACGAGCCGGTAGAGCGAACCGGCGTGCTTGTACTCGGCGCCCTGGTCCGTCTCCGAGTACTCGACATCCGACTGGCGCCGGAGGTACGTGAGGGTCGCGCCGCTGATGCTCAGCGAAGCGTCGTTCAGGAGGGTCTTGACGCGGTCCTGGATCGCTTCCGCGGTGTCCGCGCTCACCGCGCGATCGATGCCTTTCACCAACCAGACGTCCGTGTCCAGCGCGTCAGGGTCACCGAACGCCTCCATCGGTGTCCCGGCCTGCTTTGAGAAGATGACGTACGGGTACGCGGCGCCAGCGGGGGCGAGCTGGTAGTAGATCGCCTTCGAGTACCCGGAAGCTGGTGTGCCGAGGAGGTTGTTGAGGGTCGTGTCACCCGCCAACTTCCCGTAGATGCTTCTGCGGATCGCGGTGCTCACGTCGCCGACCTAATGGCTGCGGCGCCGGCGGCGATGATCTCCTCGCGGTGCTGCTCGAGCGCGGGGATCATGAACGGGCGCGGCGCGGTCCGGTTCCCGCCGTGCTCCACGATATGCCCGTAGAACACGTCCTTGTTCCCGGCGATGACCGCGAACCCGCCGCCGTCCTGGTCGACGTGGATCGCGTCACGGAGCTTCCCCGTGTTCACCGGGGCGCGTTCCTTCGCGGACTGCGCGATCTGCTCAGCCCCCGCCTTGGCGACAGCCTCGAGCTTCGCCTCTAGTTCCGCGTTGATGTGCGGTATGCGGGTCTTGTATGACATTCGTTGGGCCTCCTACCTACACAGAGCGCACGCCATCTCTAGTCCCGAGCGAGGTTGGCGCGTTCGCGCTCGTCAGGGAACCCTTGTGCGGCGCGCTCCAAGTAGGCGCGCTCACTGTCCGGGTGCCGGCCGAGCTTCCTGGTGTCCGTGGCGTCCTGCGCGCGTTCACCGAACAGCCAGTGCCGGTGATGGACGTACGCGGCCTCGCACCACGCGTACCGGCCAGCGCGGCGGGCGCGGTCGTTCGCCTCGCGGTCGTTGAACGAATGCTCGTACGCCTCCCACGCCACGACGCCGCCGAGGACCTCATCGACGAACCGGCGGCTCATGAGGTAGTGCGTGCTGAGCTCCTCGCCGTAGTGCCCGTCGTTGAACCCCACCAGCCCCCAACCCTCCGGGAACGCCTGGAGGGTGCTGAGAGCCGCGTCAAGCCACCCCTCGCGCCACTCAAGGTCATCAGCGGCAAGGACCACAGGATCGCCCGCTGACGCTGAGAGCGCGTCATTCCATGCGCGGCTGCTTCCGCGGTGATCCGCGCGCTGGTCGATCACCAGCTGCACGCGCCGCGGCAACCGGACGTTCAGGATCCGCGCCGGCGTCTCCGTGTCCGCGTCGACCGCGACGACGAGCTCGATGTCATGCCCTACGGTCGTGTCGATCAGTGACCGCGTGAACGCTTCCGCCATGTCCGGGCGCCCCGATGTGGCGAGGAGGACGGAGATCACGCTGCCCGCCCCCACGCTCGCGGTATGTTCAGGGCGCGGTTGAACTCCTCAAGCTCGGCGCGGGTGAACGGCTTGCCACCGAGCTTCCGGATGTCGTGGTTGAGGTTCTCGTAGCAGTACTCGTTGTACGCCGCGCAGTCCCGGGGGATCAACCCCGTCGACGCCTCGTAGCTCTCGTCCACGGGCGCTTTGCCGCCGACGGTGTAGTGCATGTGCTCGAGGACGACGTCGGGGAGGAACTCGATCGAGGTGGCGGTGCCCCACGCCATCCAGACCGGATCGACGTACATGTGCCTGAGCGATGGTGGCCCCATGTACCCGAGCCGCTCGATCACGCTCGACCGCATGAACGCGTGAATCGTCAGGCTCCCCGGGGCGCGCCCTGGGTCCAGGTCGTCACCGAAACAGAAGCAGTGCGACTGGAGGCTCTCGATGATCCGGGCGTCCCAGCCGATCGTGCGTGGGACGTTGTCGTCGCCGATGTGCCCGATGCACGCGTAGTCCTTCGTGCGCGCGGAGGCGAGCAGGTTCAGCCACGCCACCAGCCGCCCTTTGAGCCCGCCGGCGGTGACGATCTCGCATTCACGGAACCCCTGATACTCGCTGAAGTGCGGGTCGTCCCGGTCGACGCCGACGATCAGCGTCGTGTCCGCGCGGCACGTCCGGTTCATCGCGTCGATGAGCCGCGCGATGTTGTGCGGGCGGCCGCGGCTCGGGACGATGACGGCTAGGTCACCCACGTCACGAACCCGTGCGCCGGCCGTTCCGGCTCCGTGTCGAGGGGCTGCTGGACGCTGCTGAACACGAACGTGTCGTGCGACCTGTTCCGGTAGTGGTGCATCTCACGGTCGATGAACACCTCCCGCTGGACGCACCCCTGCTCCCGCAGCGAGTTAGCCCACCGTCGGTCAGCGCCGTCACCGCCAGCCCACACCGCTCGGAGCGCGAGGTCGCGGCGGATCGGGTTGAAGTGGTTGATGTCCCGGAGGAGCGCGTCCGGGCCGTCCGTCCACCCGTGATGCTGCAGCGAGTGGATGACGGGGAGCTGCGGGTGCCCGTCCTTCGTGTACCGGACGCGGAACCCGACGTAATCCGGGTCCTCCTCGAGCGCCGCCGCGATGGTGGGGATGAAGTCGGGTTCGATCCAGTCGTCGTCGTCGAGGAACGAGACGTAGTCCGCCTCGCTGGATTCGAGGAGCGCCTGGCACTTCTCGCCGTACCCGCATTCGAGGTTGTCGCGGTACACGAGGACGCCGACGCCCGGGACGAGCTGCCGCTCGAGCTCGTCGAGCAGCGCCTCGAGCATGTCGGTGCGGTGGAGGATCGAGCAGACGAGGATGTCCCAGGTCGGCGTCATGCGACGTCCCTGAGCCGCGGGTACTCAGCACGGAACCTCGCGTTCGCGTCCTCGATCGCGCGGAGGAACCCGGGGTCGTACCCAGCGTCCGTGCTCGCCCCGATCAACGCCGCGAGATCCTTCGGCCAACACCTGCCGTCGAACCCCGGCGGGTAGCCGGCGCGCTGCGTATACACCGCCGTCATCCTCGGGTCTGAGAGCCACGCTTCGCGGACGCGTTCGTAGTCCGCGCCGAACGCCTCGCACACCTTCGCGAGCTCGTTCACGAACGTCACCCTGGTCGCCCAGTACAGGTTGGCGGCGTACTTCGCGAGTTCCGACTCGCGGGCTGTGCACGTGTGGATGGTGCCGGGGAACACGCGCGTGAACCGGTCCCGGAAGAACACCGTGGATTGCGCGCTGCCGCCGATGAGCATGTACGGCACATCGCTCGAGGTCTGCCACGAGTGCAGGACGTTCTCGCCCATGAACTCCGGCGCGTGCGCGTACAACCGGCCGGTCCCGTCGAACAACCGGTCCGTCGTCCCGGGCGGCACGGTGCTCCTGAGGACGACGGGAAGCCCCTCAGGGAGCGCCTCCGCGGCGCTCTCGACGTAGACCAGGTCGGCGCGGCCGTCATCCCCCGGGGGGGTGCCGACGCAGACGAGCGCGAGGTCGCACGACGCGAGCGCCTCGTGCGGGTAGGTGTCGTGGACGGCGGGGTCGTACGTCACGAGGTCATGCGCCGCGAACAGGTCCGCCTGCGCTGAGCCGATGACGCCGAGGCCGATGATCCCGACCCTCACAGCAACGGCTCCTCGAGCCGGACAACGTCTGATTCGTAGTCCTCGCCGGACCGGGGGCCGCGCGTGAACACCAGGCACTCGGCGTATCTGACGGCCTTCCACGCGTGCGGGTCGCCGGGGTCGTGCTTGATGATGTCGCCCGCGACCATCTTCACCTTGCTGCCGCCTGACGCCATCACGATCGCCCCCGACACCACGAGCGTCCATTGGGTCGTGTGCTCGTGATAGTGGTTCCCGCGGACCGCGCCGGCGACGGTGGTGATTCTGGTGACGGCGTCGATCTTGCCGAGGACGTCTTGGATGACGCCGCGTTCATCCACGAACCGATCGGTCATGCGAGCCGGACCTTCGGGAGCGGGACCACGATCTCGCCCGCGTACCCGCGAGCGCGGAGCTTCGGGACGATCACATCCGCCATGTGCCACGAGAACAGGACCGCCCGCGCGGGCTGCTGCACGAACAACCACGCCTCATCGACCACGCAGACATCCGTGCCGGGGATGTAATGCCCGATCTTGTCGCTCCCGCTGACCTCCACCACGCATTCGAGGTCGTCGAGCTCGCAGTAGTTGATGATCGTCGTCGCCCGCGCGGTCGCGCCGATCCCGAACGTCCCGGGCGTCACAGCGGCGCGGATCGCTTCGCGGGCTTGCTCAGCGTCGCGCTGGAGCCGGCCGAAGTCGTACACGCGGCGGCGAGGCCGGTGCCCCGCGCTCAGCGTCCCGTCCCTGTGGACCGCGAACATCCGGAACGACCCGCCGTGAGTTGGGATCGACACCCACGCACGGCACCGAAGGCCGTGGCGGTCCAGCTCGTCGCTGAACGTCGCCGGCTCATAGAACCGCAAGTGCTCGTGGTAGACGGTGTCCCACTGGCCGCCGTCGACACTCAACAGGTCGTGGTTCTCCGCGATCAAGATCCCGTCAGGGGCGAGCAGCGCCTTCACACCGCGCATCACGTCGTGGATGTCCTCGACGTGCGCGAGGACGTTGCAGGCGGTGACGACGCGGGCCTGGCCGTAAGCGCCGATGATCCGGCGCGCGAGATCCTCCGTGAACCGCTCCTGATACGACGCGCCAGTGATCCGAGCGGCCTGCCCCGTAGGCTCGACACCGACCGTCCGGACCTTCCCGAACTTGCGGAGCAGCGTCCCGTCGTTCGCACCAATGTCGACTACGAGATCGCGGGGGCCGAGATCACCGACCGTCCAATACGCCTGTCTTGCGAGGTCCTCGAAGTTGCGGTGTAACTGCCCGCTGTTCCCGCTCGAGTACGGGTAGTCCGGCGGGAACACGTCATCCGGGTCCACCACCACGCTGAGTTGGACGAGCGCGCAGTCGCCGCACCGCAAGAGGCCGAGGTCGTGGCTCACTTCTTGGACGCGGTTCCCGCCGACCGGGACCATCGCGCACGTCGGGGGGCTCACGCCGAGGCTGAGGACGCGTTCGAGTTGGGGGCTGCCGCACCCGCCGCACGTTTCGACGGGGCCGATCATGAAATCTTCGGTCCGGTAGGGCGCGGCGGGTTGGGCCACGCGGTTGTCTTGACGGTCTGCGGCCCGCAGTTCGAGCACTTGCTGACGAACGGCGCGTAGCACGCGCCGCAGCCGGGACACTTCCAGCCGGTCATGCCGCCACCTTCGGGTTCTCCGCGTACCACTCCAGCGTCCCGGGAAGCCCGTCCTCCAACGACACCTTCGGATCGAACCCGAGCGCCTCGAGCTTCCGCGTATCCGGGAGCCTCCGCGTCGGCGACCCCTCAGGCAGCGCGCCCGGGACGAGGTCGATCTCGACGCCGTACAAGTCCGCGATCATGTACGCAAGGACACCGATCGCGTACTCCTCGCGCGGGTTGCCGAGGTGGTAGACGCCGCGGTCCTCACCGTCCGTGCCGGCGATGATGAGGCCGTCGACGCAGTCGTCGATGTGGCAGAACGACCGCGTCTCTTGCCCCGTGCCTTGGATACGGAACTCGTCCGGCACGCGGGCGCCATTCACTCGCACGATCGCGGACCTACGAATGGCGTTCATGCGGGCCGCGAACTCCGGGATCACATGCTCGTGCCCCATGTCCGGCCCGTAAACGTTGTGCGGACGGACGATCACCGCACGCCCGAGCAGGCCCGCTTGCGCGTACGCGAGGACCGCGAGCTCCGACGCGATCTTCCCGCCACCGTACGAATAGCGCGGGTTCGTGACATCCGGCACCGACAGCGGCACCGACTCGTCCGTCGGGAACATCCCGGCCGGCGGGTCCTGGTAGACCTCGCTGCTGCTGACGAGGATCAAGTCCTTCCCGGGGTGCTTCTCGCACGCGTGGAGGACGTTCATGATCCCGGTGAGCGCGACGTCGATGACGTCCTTCGGGTCCGCGTAGAACGTCTGTGTGCCCTGCACGTACGCGAGATGCCAGACCACGTCCGCGTCCGCGACAGCCATCTCGACCGGCTCGGGGTCACGGATGTCAGCCTCGACAGCCGCTACGCCGCCGCGACGCCACGAGATTCCCGAGCGTTCGTCCGCTAGACGCCAAGGCTTCGGAAGCCGCTCCATCTTGCCGCGGCTGAACCGGTCCAGCACCGTCACCTCATGCCCGTCCTTCACGAGCCGGTGGACGAGCGCCGAGCCGATGAACCCCGCGCCGCCCGTCACGAGATGGCGGCTCACGACAACACGACCTTCCAGAAGTCCACGGCGGCTGTCTCGATCGCCTCGGGGTCCTCCGCGATCCAATACCCAGCGCCCACCAGGCCGTTCGTCACGACCTCGCAACCGCTCGCCCACGCCTCAGCGACCAGCCGGCCGAACGGCTCGATCACCACCGGCAGGAAAACGAACCGCTCATACCGAGCCAGCAGCGCCGGCATATCGTCCTGCGCCACCTCCGTCGAGCCTGGTGGCGCT